CCAGTGCTGGTATCTTTGCCGCGATTCCAGTAGTAGGTAGTACCTGTGTTAGTCCAAATCTGTTCATCTTTGGATTGTGCAATGCACCAAAGTTTAAGTTGAGTAAGTGTGTGTTCTGCGTTGTTCATATGAACTCCTTGTTTGTATAGTTTATTATACAACATTAATGGTAATACCGCAACCGGAATTTTTACCAAAAGAATGCCCACCGAAGTGGGCTCATTGTTTATCAAAGATTACTTAATCTGTGTCCAAACACGCTCACGGATCTGTTTTGTCAAACTGTCCGGTAATGCTACATAGTCTAAGTCTGCGGCATCTTTCTTGCCATTCTTAAATGCCCAATCAAAGAACTTTAATACTTCATCGCTGGTAGCTTTGCTCTTTGGCTCTTTGTACATGATGATGAAACTGGCTGAACTCACTGGCCAAGCATTGGGATTCTTTTGATCCACAATACTCAGTCCCATACCAGGAACACTGAACCAATCAGCACCGTCTGCGGCAGCGGCAAATGTTAAGTCATCTGGGCTAACATACCGGCCTGCCTTGTTCTGCAGTTGTAGAAATGTCATATTGTTTTTCTTAACATAAGCATACTCTACATAACCAATTGAACCTTTAATTCTGTTTACATTGGCAGCAACACCTTCATTGCCCTTGCCACCTACTGAACTAGCAGCCGGCCATTTAACTGCCGCACCACGACCTACTCGGCTCAACCACTCGGGGCTAACTGTAGCAAGATAGTCTGTCCAGTTGAATGTTGTACCACTACCATCAGCACGATGTACAATGGTAATAGGCTGATCAGGTAATTGTTTGCCTGGATTCAATGCTAGTAATCGAGGATCATTCCACTTGGCAATGTTGCCCAAGAACACTTCGGCCATAACTGGTCCAGTGATGCGTAGTTCGCCTGGCTTGAAACCGTCTAAGTTTACAACAGGAACTGTTCCGCCGATAATAGCAGGGAACTGTACTTGACCGTTCTTGTCTAAGTTTTCACCTGATACTGGAGCATCAGTTGCACCAAAGTCCACTGTCTTTGCATTGATTTGGCGAATGCCACCAGATGATCCAATGCTCTGATAGTTCATACCGGTACCTGTGGCTTTCTTATATCCTTCAGCCCACTTGGCATAGATTGGAAATGGAAATGTCGCTCCTGCACCTGTGATGTCCGTGGCTTGTGCTGATATAGTCACTGCGGCTAATAGAATAGCAAATAGTTTTTTCACTGTAAGTCTCCTTGTGTTTGTGATATTAATATTTAAACACAAAATGATTACAGTATGATTACAATTTTAAGAAATTTTTGCCAAAAGAAAACCCGCCGAAGCGGGTTCTGAGTTTCTGTTACGAGGTATGTCTTACCCTAGGCTGCGTTTAGGCTGCCAATGCGAACTGTGAGTCGTTTGCGTTTACTTTGTTGTGCTTCTTCGACCGGGAGACCCCAATCCTAACGGCTTCTACATTGCCGGACTGTCCATTTCAATACTTGTGACCCAATCGATCCTGTGTCAGGCCCATTATAAAATACACTAGCGGCTATGCCATCTTATTATCCCAGTATGTCGGGTGTTGGCCAATGTACTTTATGGTGGACCTGGCGGGCACTGCCCCCGCGTCTTGAATCCTTTTCTGTCTACTTCATACAGTCTTAACTTTTATTTACACTCTAAAACTTTCTCCACACCCACATTTATCACGTTCATTGGGATTGCGAAATTCAAATCCTTCATTGAGTCCATTACGAGCCCAATCAACAATGAGTCCTTGTAGGTATGCCAGTGACTTTGCATCAACCAATACTACAAACTCTGGTTGGGCAAAATTAGTTACACCTTCTTCGACAGTATAACTATCAACATATTCTAACGTATAAGCAAGGCCACTACAACCTGTAGTTTTTACGCCTAGCCGTATACCAATACCCTTGCCACGTCGAGACAGAAGTTGTAGGATTTTCTTATTGGCTGTGTCGGTTACGGTAATCATCTACTGCCGCTTTGATAGCATCTTCTGCTAGAATTGAACAATGTATCTTAACTGGTGGTAGAGCTAGCTCTTCGGCAATTTCGGAGTTTTTAATTGTTCTGGCTTCGTCGATGTGCATGCCTTTGACCCACTCTGTAATGAGGCTCGAGCTCGCGATAGCCGATCCACAGCCATACGTTTTAAATTTCGCATCTGTAATAATACCTGTATCATGGTCAACCTTTATCTGTAATTTCATTACATCGCCGCAAGCAGGTGCGCCAACCATACCAGTACCAACACTAGGATCACCCTTGTCAAAAGATCCGACATTCCTGGGATTTTCATAGTGATCAACAACTTTATCTGAGTAGGCCATTACTTACACTCAATATAGATAGCTTGGACAAATTGTCCATATTGGTTTTTAACCCAACCAAAATTCTCAAATGGGTATGTACCTTGAGGACATTGTATAATTGGAGAACCTTGTGCGATCGGTGGCTGAACAACGACAGTAGGAGTCTCAACGGGTCTATTATTATTTGCAATGGCAGCACCTACAACTCCACCGATGATCAACGGAACAAATACTTGTCCCCAATTACCACTATGGTGGTGGATTACTCTTGGACCATGATATCCGTGATGGCCATAATGTCTATGTTGTGCAGATACTGCTCCAACAAGAGCAAAAGACAAAACAAGTGCAGTCAATAATTTTTTCATAACTTTCTCCATGATGTATATATAACGCCTTAGCCCTATATTACGTTGACAACGTTGACGGAATCCGAAGGGCTTGTGGAGTCTCCGCCTAACTACAAGGTCTTTCACCTTGGCAACCTGCTATGCAGGTTTACCCCTATCGGACAGTGTATTTAATTAATTCTGCTGTAGTTTAGAACCATACCAGAACCGTACATGCTTTCTGCAAGCATTTTACATTCCCAATCATTGTTTGCATTAACTACAACGTCGGCAGTTTGATACTGATTAAGTTTAACCCAAACACGATATTGATACATATTAACTCCGTTGAATATTTTGAGCCTGTTTACCATTTGGACCATCTGTAACTTCAAATTGGACATGTTCGTCTGTTTTCAAAGTTTTATAGCCCTCCATTTGAATTTGGCTAAAATGTGCAAACACATCTTCACCGCCTTCGTCCGGTACAATAAATCCAAAACCTTTGGAATTATTAAACCATTTTACTTTACCTTGTTGCATTACTGCTTCCTCTTATTACTATTATACTGTATTTTTACCAGTTTGTCAACCATTATGTTTTACTTGGACGCCAGCAACTTACCCAATTTGCGTTATTAGCGCCTGTTCCGTTTGGATAAGATTTGGTTACATCGCCGTCATCCGGATTATTACTTGCTTTTGGACTTTGATTTCCGCCAACAAACGTGTATTTGCCATTTTGGGCTGTATAGACAAAGTTAACGTGCCTATAACTCCAGAATGCTATGTCACCGGGCTGTGCTTGATCTTTAGGAACTTGCGTAGCGTTCCACTTTTCTGGATTGGTTGTAATTGCGGCTGCGGATGCAGTTTGGAAATATCGATACCCCGAACTCTTTAATCCAAAGTTAATAAATCCCATACACCATGCCGTTTGATCTGTGGTCCACGGACTGCTACCGGGATATCCTATGTTCTGCCAAATGCCAGTAATATTAGGATTACTAGGTTTACCACCTTGACCAGATTCACGCCACTTTCCTTGTGCAGCTTCATCGAGACATTTGTCTAAGAATGGAACAATACTAGAGAAAGTAGTGTCAGTTGAAATTAGCGATACTGCGGCAGTGGCTGTGGTACCATCATCAACTGTACCTGCATAATTACCTTTAACACCATCAGCTGCCGCGGCAGCACTATAATATTGATTAGGTTGGCCATTCTGAGCAGCTACATAGGTATTGACCTGGCTCGCTACTGCCTCAACTACTAATGGATCTAGTTCCACTGCCACTGATATGCTAATACCGCCAAATGTACCACTAGCACCGGGCGATAACCAAAGAGCGATTGGAACATTGTTAGCGTAAACATTGCCGCTATGGTAAACGTCTGAAATTCGGCCTGTGCCGGAAATGTATGGCATATTAATCTCCTATCATATATTTACGATAGAGCAATGCCAGTTGTTCCCTGTACATATTGATCGGCTGCACTTTTCTCTGCAAGTACCATAACAATGATATGATTATGTTTAATAGTAACGTTGTCTGCTCCACCTAGAAACATAAACGGCATCATACCTAGTCCTTGTGCGCCGATACTAACACTCTTAGGTCTGTTTAGTTTAACATACTCACTGGTATCTTCATCTAAACGTCCGATGATTTCTTCACCGGAAATTAATTTAATGCTCACTGTGTCACCAGTGGCTGCGGGTTTTTGAATTAACATATTATTCCTCGTTTTCTTCTTTGGGTATTTCGCATAAAGCTTCGAGTGTTTTGTAATGCTCGTAGGCTTTTTTAAGAGCCGCGAAGTGCTCTAATTTTGCAGGGTCTGGTTGGAGTATGGCAAGACGGTTTGAAATGGTTTCCATGAACTCTGAGATATTCCGGCCGTTTATCATAACCTTGCCTTCAAACTCTGCGTCACCTGATACTTTTAAACCTGGAGTTGACGAACTACTGCTTATATTCCAATTTGTGTTGCTCCAGCTAGTGCCATTCAAGCCGCTGGTTAGAAAGCTACCAGAGCTACCGACTGCACCATAGTTACTACCGCTACCGTTACTAATAGTAATGCTAGATGGTGTTGTACTATAGGAGTAATTATAAGAGTTCATACTGCTAGTATCTATCATAGTGATACTGTCGTAATCTTCACCACCGGATAGATCAATGGTGTTCTCATCTACAATGGGCTCGTTATCCATTTAGGTGTGCCTTTAGTTCAGTAAAGCCACCAATGAGTTGATCATCGATAAAGATCTGTGGTACTGTTCTTGCTGTGGGAATTGCTTCTAACAATTCTTCTTTAGAATATCCATCACCGATTTTCTTTTCTTCAAATGGAATACCTCGTTGTTTTAATAATGCCTTTGCCTGATCGCAAAATGGGCAGTGGTACTTCGACCACACAATTGCTTTGGTCATTTTATTCCTTATAAATCTGGTAGTTCTTCATAGCTAACTGAATCACTCATAACACCAATAACATAATTGGTGCTTTCGTTTTCCTGTAATGCTGTTTGTTTCTTATTGATGTTAACGTGCTTGTTAAACCAAGGGATAGGACTCATCTTTGGATGGTCTGCTAGATACTTGATGCCAATTTCTTTTAGTCTAGTAAATGCAGTATAGTCAACAAAGTCTTTCAATATGTTGGCATTCAATCCAATGACCACACCCTTCTTGAACAAGTATTCGGCCCAGGCTTTTTCTTCTTGAATGACTTCCATATACATAGCGTATACTTCTGCTTCACACTCTTTTCCAATTTCAATAAAGTCCGGATCGTCTTTGGTTACATTGTTAATTAACCAACCAGTCCACTCTGCATGAAGCAGTTCGTCTTGTAGAATCAAACTGATGATGTTACCGTTACCGATGTAAATCTTATTCTCTACCATAGCAAGTGACGTGGCGAAGGATACCATGAAACGTAGAGCTTCGAGTGCGTATGATGCATGTAGGGCCATCCATATGGCTCGCTTGTGAGTATGGAGTCCAACATCTTCGCCCAGCTCTGCACGGCTGTTAAGAATATGAAGATCCTCATAGTAGCGACCAACACTAGCAGCCATACCAGCAATTTCAGCCGTGTCGTGAATCTTGTTAAACTCATCTTTAGGTACTCCGTAGACATTACGAATAATATGACTATAGCTCTTGCTGTGAATGCTTGTTTCGAAGAAACTCCAGGTAAGTGTCAGTGCTTCGAGTTCTGGAATTGAACTAACTGGCCCAAACACTTGGAAAGGCGCTCGACCCTGGATAGAATCTAACGCAGTTTGCCTTAGCAAGTTACTGGTAAAGATATGTTTAACAGCATCACTGGCTTCTTTGTGATCCATCTTGTCTTTGGTAAGACTAATTTCCTCTGGAACCCAAAAGAAGCCCCGAGCAAGTTCTTCGTACTTTTGTAGTTTAGGATACTTAACTTCCTCGAACCGTTGCACTGTTACTGGACCTGCTGGATCTAGAAACATTGTACGCTTAAGGTAATTTGTTTGTTTTGAAAAATTGTACTGTGCTTTTGACATAGTATTAATAAGTATTCATTTCTGACCAGTTCTCTAATTCTTCAGACCATTCATAAACTTTTCCATCTGTTGGATAAGGTACTCCTGGTTCCCAACCACAGATTGTTTCATTAAAGGTCCAACCTTTGGGATGCGCTTGTGCCATTGTATATTCAATTAGCTTGGCTCGTTCTTCTGCACTGAATGGTAATTCTGTATACGTATCTCTAACAATACCATCATCACCTAGTTGATATGAAACCTGTATGTAAGCATATGGTCCAGGTATCGGAGCATTTACACGTTCGAATACTTTTAATGTATCTGGGAGATTATCTGGATCAAAAGTAGGATCTACCTGCGTTAGATTATCTTCAAGCATCGGGTGATCAACAATTTGTCCATCAATATATTTTATATATAATTTCATTTTATTTCCTTTTATAATTTACACGCTTCGCAGTCTTCGTCTAATTCTTCGTAGACAGTAACTGGAGAAAGTGTAATTGCACTACTTGTATTTGTCATGTCAGCTTTGGCGCCGACCTTATTAATTAAACTATAGTATATAGTCTTTAGTCCCCATCTGTAAGCCAGCATTAAATTTTTGGCAATTACAGTTGCAGGTACTTTACCTCCTGCATAATTGGCAGGATTATAGAATGTATTAGTTGATAAACTTTGATCAATGTAAACAGCCAATACTGAAGCTGTCTTTAAATAGTCAACACAATCTTTCTGATCCCACATTAACTGATAACGGTTCTTTAATCGTTTGTATTCTGGTACTACCTGTACAAACGATCCCGCCTTTGATTCTTTAACAGAAATCATTTCCATGGGCATTTCAATTCCGTTAGTACTATTTAATACAACTGAGCTAGACTCAACTGGGGCTACTGCCATTAGTGTAGCATTACGGATCCCGTACTTGATCATACGAGCACGGAGCGGTTCCCAATCCATGCTAGGCGTAAAGTCAGTGAGTTCGTTGACTCCGGCTTTGCGTCTTTCCCAAGGAAAGACTCCCTTACCGTAGTAGGTGTACTGACTACGAGCACATGGTCCACGTTCTTGGGCAAGCTCAACACTGGCTTCAGTAAGGTAGTAGGCCTGGTGTTCCATCCAACGTTTAACTTCTGCCAGTGCATCTTTCTCACCATATTTGAAACTCTTACGAGCATGCCAATAGGCCAAGTTAGTAATGCCAACACCTAGAGGTTCAAAATCAGTATTAGCCATTTTACTCTGTACGCTAAGGAAGTCTTGATAATTTAATAAATTACTTAGACTACGAACTAAAACACGACATGCCTTACGCATCTCTTGTGGATTACGGAACGCACCCCAGTTTATGGACCCAAGAGTGCAAAGAGCAATTCTTCCTTCTGGGTCTTCAATTCTCTGGAAAGGTCGGGTGGGTAAAAGTATCTCTTGGCATAGGTTTGATTGATATATTGGATCCACCGTTGTATCAAAGGGGCCCTGGTTGATAACGTTGTCGATGTTGACAAGATAAATGCGCCCAGTATCAGTTCTCTCCTTAAGAATTCCATTTTTGAATATCTCATCCGCCGATACAACTTTCTTTTTAATTTTTGGGTTCTGCTCATAATGTAAATACAACTTTTCAAATTCTGCGCTGTCACGATAATAGGCTTCGTATAGGTCTGGAACTTCTGCAGGGTCAAACAAACTCATTGTTTCTCCACGCTTATAACGATTCCAGAACATGGCATTAACTACTACACTATAATCCATTTGGCGCACACGAGTTTCGTCTGTACCTTGATTATTCTTAAGCACGATTAAGTCTTCAAATTGAGCATGCCACACTGGGAATGTAACCGTACAGCT